TTGTAGCCATTATCTATTGTTCCTCTGTTATCTACTACACAGTCGCTACGTATTCTTCGGCTTCCTGATCCACATAGCCATTAGGAGATTGCGTAGGCGATTGTGCCTTCCTTACAAAATCCATAGTGGGCATCTCTACGTTCCAGTCATCACCATCTAAGCCCAAGCTATCATAGATGCCTTTTATGTATAACTGTATCTGTTGCTCTATCTGTTGCCTTTGGGCAATCATAATACGCAATGACTCTTTTGCCCTTTCAGGCATCGGCATTGTATCTACATCAGACATCATCCCTCCTTATGCTACCGCCAGGGCTGCCGCTTTTGATTTCAACGAGGCTGCCGCTGTAAGCTCTGCGCTGGTCGCGTTAGATACAGCTACCTCTACAACCGCTCTCGTAATCTCTGTGCTGCCATCTGCCAACAGGTAGTTGACCTTGGCGGTCACACTCCCATCAGCCGTCACGAATAGGGACTGCACCTGTGCATCTGATTTTTCTATTGCCATCGTTCTATCTCCGTTCTTCCAGTAACGCTTCTAACCTTTCGATTTTCTCATTCAATGCCTGTACAGCTAACACAGTGTAACCCAAGGTATTCACTGGATTGACAATCGTTCCCTTGTAGTGCATTGCCCACGGTGCATCATCAGCCATTAAACCAACGTACTCTGTCTTGGAGTCTCCCGTACCCTTCTTTGTCTTGTAACGGAAGTGATATGCCTTGCTATCCAGCATTGCCTGTAACGCTTCGCCTGAATCAGCCTCGCTGCCAATATCCTTATGCTCTCGCAGGGAACTGGCAGCAGTCCAGTCACAGGCTGCGTTATCGCCACCAGACGTTAGCTGTTGTCCGTCATCGCCGTGGTCAGTGCCTAGCGAGATAGCCCCGTCAAACCTAGATGTACCAGAATCCACATGGAGGGCTAATGCTTCGGTTATAGTTACGTCAGAAAACGGGTACGGCGCACCAGCAATTCTAAAGGTTGATGCTTGGTCTACAGTAACTGCCCCACCCGACTCTCTAAGCTGTGTTGACTCAATATTCACTGTCCTCTGGGAAGTGGTAACCTGAGTTTGCCCTGACAATGTAATGTCGTATGCTGCGAACTCTACAAGTTGATGGACTGTATTAGCGGCTGAGGCATTATCCAGAGTCTGATTCGGAGAATCGAAAACGTGTGTACTGAGGGCTGGTGTTGTGTTCCTAGTGTCTAGTTTTTGAAGGGTTGTTGTGCCATCACTTACTATGAACGCGCCATTCGTATTAGCCGCAAGTGTTAGATTTAGCTCTGCCGCAGGGTCAATGGTTAGTGCACCAGAAGAGGTGCTGATGGTCTTCGCTCCGTTGCCTTGTAGTTCCCCTGTCGCTAAAATGCTCCATCGTTTCGTGGGAGCCGACGCACCATCAGCCGTTGTCCAAAACATCATGCGTCCTGGCACATCGTCCTGACCAGGTGTTCCATCTATTTGAACCGATATAGCAGCAGCCATGCTGCGGAAATCATTGCCATCCGCAGCAGTAAATGCAATAGAACCCAGAATCTCATCGTCAGCAACTATGGTATTGCTGCCTACTGTACCATTGCCAGACTTCAAGAAGGTTAGGGTGGGAGGATAATCATCATTCGTGTTGAAAGCCCCTATAACCATCGCCATATCATGTACGCCACCTCCCAGAACTTGTAGCTCTGCGGTGACTCCAGAGGCGACGTTCTGAAGGAAGTTTGACGTTACGACTTGTGCGGTGTGGCCTATTACCACTCCTGTACCATCAGAGAAAAGCGTATCGGTGGTAGGAGCAATAGTCAAAGCACCCGCACTGGTTGCAATAGACCCTGCATCCGTCAGGGTTATGTCGCCCTCAAGAAACAAATCCTGCCATGCTGCTGATGCACTACCTAAATCGTAAGTATCGTCTGCATTAGGCAGGACGTTGCCTGTGACCGTGACGTTTGCCGCTAGGGCTAGACCACTAGAGTCGGTGATGACTCCATCAGTGATTACTGTGTCTCCTATGGTGAAGTCCGTAGTTGCATCTATGGTTCCAGAGCCTACGATAGCCCCAGCAAACGTAGAGGACAAATCATCGCTAATTGTTAGAGCCGTTGCTAGAGCGTTTAGAGAACTACCAGAACCAGCAGCATTTGCAGTCTGGAAGATAATATCTCCCCCTGCACCACTGCCCTTACCCTGTCCACCCTGTATGGTTAAAGCACCACCGGCTATATTGTTTGTGGTTCCTGCGGTGGTATCACCTGCCGAGATAGCTAAAGTATACCCTGCTGTATCATGAGCAGAGGCCGTTACAGCAATTGTTGTTGCGTCTGATAGGGCAATATCCCCCTCTAGGAAGAGGTCCTGCCACGCGGCGGTTGCTGACCCTATATCATAGGTATCGTCCCCACTAGGTATAAGGTCCCCGTGAATGTTCCCTATTGTTACAGGTATTGTATATCTATTGGACATGTTTCTCCTTATACGGTAGTCAGTTTACCGGTAGAGAAGTATCCGTTGAGAGCCGAGCAGGTAACAAGCATGTTGCCAGTCCCTGCATTAGTCAGCGTCTCTATACCTGCAATCCCGTTACTGCCAAAGCCATGATGGATTCGCATTCCCGTTCCAAGAGAGGCGGGTACTTCTGCGTAAGCTGTGCTCTCGTTGATGCCAAGCATGTGGTCTAGTGTTACCGTGGAATCCATTGCTTGATTCCACGTCCACTTCGTCCAGTACATGGAAACATCTCTCCAATGAAGAGAACTGTTCACCGAACTATCTATTTTAACAAGAGACGAGGACACCCATGCAGATGGAACTGTCCATGTAATCGCTCCGTCTTGCGCGAGTGATATGCCTCCTGAGATCGTACCATCGGTATCAGATGTATCTACCCACTCTGAACCATTCCAATATGATACCGTAATCACCGTAGACCCCGTGGAGTTTGTGGTGTCCACATCTATATGGACTCCCCTGAAGGGTATTGCCGACCCCACATAAACATTACGGCCTGCGGCAAGACTACTCAGTTCAACGCTGGTAGCTGTAGACCCGTCCTGTGCAATAGTGGAGTAGTCTGCAATGCTACCAGCCAGATCGGTAGAGGAGTCAGCCTTGAGGATAACCAGGTACGGGCAAAGGGCATACCTTGCCACAGCCGCACCTGAAAAGTTCCTTGGTATAAGGTCTATATGTTCTGTGCCCCGGTGAAACGGTGTGAACGCCGACGATGTTGTCATGGATACACCGCTTGCCGCACCCGCACTCCTCTGGTGGCCCAGATTAGCGCCTAAGATTTCTGTTGGCATTATTACCTCCTTGGTCTATCCAGCCCTTCCAGACCTCTTGTATGGGAGAAGGATTTATTTATTTTAAGTATTTAGTCAGGGACTACAGCAGTTGCCACAGCACCAATGGCGGTATAAGCATTAGCCTCCCACCCGATGGTGTTGCTGATTTTTGTGACATGCAATACCTCCGTATCAGTGCAGAGATATTCCTTGGTCCCGTCACAGTCCTCACTGTTGATCTCTTCTCCGCTTCCCGCAGGGGTACGCAACTCAAAGTTTCCCCCTGCGTTGCACAAAATGGTAATTCTGTGACCTTCAGGAACGCTCACCAAAGAGGGAAGCGTGATAAAATCATTCGCATTAGTAGTCACTGGCAAAACAGAGACCTGCGTTACGCTACGTCCTATACTACGGCTTCTTGTGTCCGCAGACGTAGCACTGGGCTTCACGACATGGGTGGGAGAGGGGTTTCTTCCTGCCATTGGTTCGTCCTCCTTCTACTTCTTTCGCTTCATCTTTTTATATGCAACGGTGCGTACTGACGTACACCCCGCTGTTTTGCACTCTGACCCCAAACTCTTGCCATACCGATGGGCATGTTGGGGGGTATCAATCAAATCAGTCGGATTGGGCGCTATTGCCACAGCAGGAGTAGACCCACCAAGCATAGCCTTCAGCAACTCCTGGTTGCTTCTCAGGGTCTCTCTTTGCAGTTCCCTGTCTTCATCCCTGATACGCTCCTCCCGGTCTCTCCTCAGTGCCGCAGCAGCCCTCTTGTGAGACTTCTGCAAATGGGCCTCTAAGGCGTCCTGGTGAGGGATGTGCACCCTCTTGCATAGCTTGAACCCCAATCCATCAATGCGATGGTAATCTGGAGAGGCAGGGTTCAGTGGGCAACACAGGTCTTGACCATAATCGGGCGCAATCTGAGGGTTAGTAAAGGTATACATCTTGGTGCCGTCTTCATGCGTCATCTGGGCCATCTGCCACCGGAACCAGTGAGGGCACTCGTTATAGCCCCCCGTCTTGGTATCCCAGTACGGCAGATACCCCTTGTATCTAAGGGATGTCACGCGGGACGCAGCAGGAGACGACTCGGAAGGAGTGCTGATGATCTCCCCCACCTTCAGAAAACCATCGGGGAGCTCTACAGCAGTTGCGGGCTCCTCTGCTATTGCCTCACGCCATGCCTCTTCTGCTTCTGCTGTTGCTACTGTCTCTGGGGTTGTCATATCTCTAACTCCTTACAAGCTGGCCCACAGGGCCAAAGCTGGACTGCTTACTGCGCCTACGCTTCTTTTCCTCTACCATGTTCTGGAACGCCGCCTGCATATCAGAGGGCTCAGTCTCCCTGTGCATGGGCTGTGCCCGCAGTTCATCGGCTATCTCCTGTAGCTCGGCCACAGTGTGCCAGGCTATCCCTTTACCGTGCTCGACCTGCCCCCCGGGAATAAGAAGCTGGTCTGCCTTGAATTGACCTGCTGGCCCCATGTACACATACGCTGTGACCAATCGGTCATCTCGCACGACTCTTAGTATCTGAAAGCGGCTCTTGGTTCTACCGCTCCGTGAGGGTAGGTTCAACTCAGCCAGCACATAGCAAGGCTCATCAGCTACTACCACCCTCGTTACTGTGTCCAGAGCAGAGGCCATCCTAAAGTGGACGACCTCTGCCCCAGGTCTTTCTGCTACGCTAACCATATATCCTTATGCCGGTGCTGTAGCGTCACCTATTATCTCACGAGTCCAGTTGGCAAGTCGCAGCCCATAGGCGAACTCATCTGTCATAAACAGGCTGTCGCCTCCACCAGCGATGTTGGGCTTGCGCTCGGACTCAGTCCTTATCGTCATGCCCTCTACCAGTATCCACGCCGACTTGGAGAACACGAAGTTCTTGGCATCAGAATTGCTGTCAATGGATATGTTGCCATCTTCATGTATGGATACATTGGCGATTGGCAGGGTGAAGGCAGACTGGAATACAGTCGCCGTTGACCCTTCAGGTACGGGGTACGTCCCCACACCAGATACGAGTTCATCGTAGAAGTCCTTGATGCAGAACCCGTGGAACACCCCCGCTATAGGGAGCGGACCTGGCTCTGTAGCATTGGACGTGATAATGTACCGTGCCGCTGCTACGTCACCTGTCTGTACAGGAGTACCCGCAGCACCCATCTGGGTGGAAGCGTCAGCCGCGGTAAGGCCGTCCTCGTCCTTCTTCCTCATCATTGCCTCACCAGGCATCTTCCCCATCTGGGCCAGCACCTTGTTGTTGATGTTGCGCTTACTCTTGTCAGAGATAAACGTCTGAATCTGGATCATCTCGGGCGTTATGGTGATGGCAGAGTCGTCATACTGCTGGGGGTTATCCAGCACGGTATTCTCCGTCACCGCCTGTGCCGAGAGGTTAGCCAGGAGGATTTCCCTCCATGTCGTGCCCGTGTTGGCATCCAACTCTACCCGGTCAACCAACTGGGGCATTACTCCGTCATATTGTCTACGTGACCTAGCAGAAGCCTGAATAACATCAATGCTATCTGACAAGGAACCAGTAGTTGTATTTCCAGTAGCCAAGGTCTTATCTCCTTATCTTAGTGTGGACTATACAGTCCAGTCTCGGTTGGCCTGCACTAGCAGGTAGTCTACGTCCAAATTCTCTATAGCCGCACCCTTGGCCTCTACGCCCAAGATCAGTGCCATATTAACTGAGGTTGACGCAGCCCCAGTCTTAGTCTGCTTGAGAACACCGTCTATATACCACCGGGCTGTGCCATTCGTATCAATCTCTAGCCTAAGAACCTGCCACTCACCGGCAACAGCATCATCATCTGCATCTACGCTGGTTGAGGTAGTCTCTCCCGTCGTAGTGCCGCCGTTGTAAACCATGTGCCAGTCCTCATCATCGGTGAGTTCGGCTGACAGAAAGAACCCACATATATCTGAGGCTGTCAGGGTCAGGGTTGCGGTGCCTCCCGTCATAACATCTGTCTCAATACTGAGAGTATTGGGATCGATGTCAGTAAAGCCAAAGAAGACTTCCTTGGTGTCCAAGTTGTCTAGCTGAACCCGTGCTTCTGCTACCAACGGGCCCATCAATCCAACATCAAAAGCGATGTTAGTGCCTACTAGGGTTGTGTGATTATCCTCATTGGTTGTTGTTATACGACCCGCTCCGCTCAACACGCCCGAAATGGACGGGACTCCCGCATCTACTTCTGCGCTTCCTTGACCACCCACTATAAATGGGCCAAGCTGTCTAGTTTCTGCTGTATTTG